AGAAGGAGGTAATGTTTTTGGAAACAGAACAGATGACTTCTATACGATACACAGACTTACACAGCACGAATCAAGATGGATATATACAGAGCTGCACTCAAAAAAAATTAAAGATCACGATACAGGAACAAAACCTACACCTTTCGATTCTCCTTTATTACTACAAAGCATACCTAACAATGTAGGTTATAAGTTAGGAGACAAAGACATAATAAATAAATCAATAATAGAACAACTTAATTTTCCATTTTGAAAACACCTGTAGAAAAGGCATACGATAGACACGACAAATGGTTAGAAATAACTAAGTCTTTCGGTGGCCTTAAAGATACAGAGGTAGAAGATATTGTTCAAGAATTATACATCCTACTAATAAGAAATACAAAGAAAGGTATTGATTTTAGTTATGGAGATGACATAAATTATTATTACTGTTTTAGAATCCTTAGAGGTCTTTATGTCGATTTGATTAGAAAGAAAATGAAATACACTTTAGTAGAACTCAATGGTCTTGAAATTACTCAACAAGATTCTTGTAATTATGTAGAGGTATATGAAAAAATACAAAATGCACTTAAGGAAATATATTGGTATGATAGAAAGGTATATGAAATAGTAGATGAGCAAGGCATAAGCATAAGTGAGCTTTCAAGAAAAACAGATATATCTTATTACTCACTTTACAATACTTTCAACAAAGTAAAATCAAAACTAAAAGAGCTTTTATGAATAAATATTTATACATAATGAGTTTCAAAGATTCCTTTGAATTTGAATATTGTAAAATTGGCGTATCAAATAATGTAAAAAAAAGAAAACAAACACTTCAAAAAGATATAGACTTTGATTTAAAAATTATATATGAAAAATATTTAGAAAACACATATAATTTTGAGTTAGAGATAAAAAAAGAATATAAAGCAAAAAATGTAAAACACTATATTTTTGGTAAATTTAAGCCAACAAAAAAACTTTTACCAAATAATACTGAGTGGTTTCATTTACAAAAAGAAGAGATAAGACAAATCAAAAAAAAACTAGATACTTTCAATTATGAAATAAAAAAACCAAAAAAAAAATTAAGTATACAGGGATGCAATAATTTTACTAAAATTAAAAAATTTTCAAACAAAAGTTATTTGAATGGTCAAGCATATTACAAATTATCTTTAAAACAATATAATTTTATATCACAAATGCTGGGTAACAATAAATTTACTACATACAATGAAATTGATTTTTTAAGATGGTGTTTAAAAAGTTTTCAATCAAATAAAAAACTAACAGAAAAACAATATAACTATTTGAAATATTTAGCTACAAAATAATATAATATGAGATTAGGAGACAAATTAGAATATATAATAAACATCATTACATTTGGAAAAGGTAAGGCAATAGCTACTTGGATAGCAAATAAATTAGGGTATGATGACTGTGGATGTGATGATAGAAAAGAATACTTAAACAACATATCAAGAAATGGCGACAAAATGGAAAAAACTAAATAAGAAAGAATACGACAGATGGACTGTATTCAAGTCTGTAAATAGTAGCAGTATAAACAAAGAGGAACAAGTACTAATAGCAAAAATACATTCTAAGTATTTTGTACACGATTATTATTTACCTTGTTCTTGTACACCTCGACAATGGAATCAATGGATTAGTGATATAAATACTATTTACGACAATGGGTATAGAAACGATAAATAAGTTTGAAAAAACTGTAGTATCATTCCTTAATGAGTTTGAAGGATGGGATCTTAAATGGAGTGAGGGAAAGTATGAACATTATGACGCATCTGGTTTTACACCAAAAGGCCATAAGTGCGTTATGGAAATGAAGTTTAGAAATAAATATTATAAAGACAAACTTCTTGAAAAGTATAAGTATGATAAACTTATGGAAATGGATTCTGAGATCGTCAAACTTTATTTTGTTAGCGACCCAAAAGGAACATATTTATATTGGATAAACTATTTAGAAATGCCAAAAGTAAAAGAATTGTATTGTCCTGATACTACCTTATGGACAAAAAAGAAGTTGCTCAAGAAAGTATATTTACTTACAGAAGATATGGCAAGTATCGTACATAAATCATAGTTATATTCAAATGTGAATTATTTTCACTATATTGCAAGAATGAAAAAACAAAGACAATATCGAAGCAATCAAGGTAGAAACCCAAAGAAAGAAGAAGTTACCTACCAGACCTTAAAATTTGCATTTATACTATTTACAATATCTATTGGTAGCTATGTAATCTTAAAACTATGGATATAAAAGAAAAACAAAAGTTTGAATTAGCTTTCAACTATATTGGTAATGCTATGACAAAAGCATTTGAATCAGCAGAACCACAAAGAAAAAAAGAAATAGGAAACTTTATAAAATGTTTGAACGTAATGTATATGTACACAAACAAATTAGAATCAAATATAATAATCAAAAAACAAGAGAATGATACAACTTTTAGACGGAAACGAATACAACAAGAAAGATTTGTTAGAAAAAATGGTGGATGATAATTTTTATTATGGAGACCTTGCTAGACTTGTATTAAGCAGCTCTTCTTTAAAATTATTATTGTCAAGTCCAAAAACATATAAGTTTGTTACAGAATATGGTAGTCCAGAAACACAGCCATTAAGAGATGGTAGATTAGTACATCTAAGTATATTAGAACCTGATAAATTCCAAGAACAAATATTTGTAAATGTATCTTCCAAAAATACAAAAGCATATAAAGAAGCAAAAGAAAAATATGGTTTGGTATATACGAGAACAGAAAAAGAAAATGCAGAAAAGATAGCTGATGCCTTTTTGAGAAACGAACAAGCCTTGAAATTCATAACAGACTGCCAATTTGAAGTACCTGCAATAGATACAATACTAGGTTACCCATTTAGAGGCAAGGCTGATGTATTAAGTAGTAGAGGAATTGTAGATATAAAAACAACAACTGACATAAAAGGTTTCCCATACTCAGCAAAGAAATATTCTTATGATATACAATGCTTTTTATATTGTAAGTTATATAATGTTAGTTACAAAGACTTTATTTTTCTTGTAATAGACAAAGGTAGTTTGGACATTGGTAAATGGGAATGTAGTAAAGAATTTTATGCAGAAGGAGAACGTAAAACTATGGAAGCTTTAAAAATATTTGAGAAGTTTTTTATAGAAGGATATGACTTAGATAATTATATAATACAAGGAACATTATGAATAAACAATTAAGAATAGCAAACAGAATCAACAAAATAGCAAAGGTAGATGTATTTGAGAACTCAAGAAAGTCTGATGTAGTAGAAGCAAGATCACTACTTGTATTTATACTATACAAATATGAAAAGATGAAGTTACAACAAATAGCAAACTTCTTTCGTAAGTATGGAAAAACCTCAGACCATTCATCAGTATTACACGCACTAAATATGTTTGAAATATACTTGACTACAAATAAAACTTTAGGAAAGTGGCTGACAATGCTTACAAAGAATATTAAAGATGTAAACAATGAGGCCAAGATAGAATTTATAAAACTTAAAGTAAATTATTTAAGCGATGAAAGTATAAAGACAATGGTAGAGCTTGTAGATACAATGGAACAAAAAGAATTTGAAACAATCGAAAATTAATTAAATTTTACGATATATAGATATACAAATAATTAATTAATTAATGTTTTATTAATTTTTACTATGGACGGAAGAAAAAATAATGGAGGCCATTCTACAAAAGGACGAGCAGGTAGAAAACCTAAAACACAAGAAAAAGAACTCATAGAAAAACTTGATAACATAATCAACAATGAAGAGGTAATAAAAAAACTAAAACATTTAATTGATAAAGGAGATATGAGAGCTTTGAATTTATATATGGGTTATAGGTACGGCAAACCAAGAGAGACTAAGGACATCAGTATAAACGAGGATATGCCGTTATTTATAGACTGATGTTTACCAAAACTACGGCACTCGACAAACTAAGAGGCCTTGATAAAAGACTACGAATAATTAGAGGAGGCTCGTCAGCAGGAAAGACTATTGCAATACTTATGATCTTGATAGATTATGGTATGCGTTATCGATTTAAAGAAATAAGCGTTGTTGCAGAATCAGTACCACACTTACGTAGAGGAGCTTTAAAAGACTTTCTAAATATACTTAAGGTATTGAATAGGTATGATGAAAGAAAGTTCAATAGAAGTATCTTAAAATACGAATTTAGTAATGGTAGTTACATAGAGTTCTTTAGCACAGACCAACCAGACAAACTGAGAGGTGCAAGAAGAACAGACTTATTTATCAATGAGTGTAACAATATTAGCTTTGAGGCCTACCAACAATTAGCTGTAAGAACGTCAGGTAATATATGGCTTGACTATAATCCAACTAATTTATTTTGGGTAGATAAAGAATTGATAGGCCAAGAAGATACAAACTTTATCACACTTACTTACAAAGACAATGATAGTTTACCAAAGTCAATAGTAAAAGAAATAGAGAAAGCAAGAGTAAAAGCTAAGACATCTACATATTGGGCTAATTGGTGGAAAGTATATGGACTTGGAGAGATAGGTAGTTTAGAGGGTGCTTGTATTCCTGATTGGAAGTCAATAGATAAATTACCAGATGATGCAAGGCTTCTTTGTGCAGGTCTTGACTTTGGATATTCTGTAGACCCTACAACTTACATAAGATTATACAAATGGAACAATGCTTATATATTTGATGAGCTGCTGTATAGAAAAGGTATGTTAAATAGAGACATAAGTAATTTTATTACTGATAGCAGAGCATTAGAACATATTTACGCAGATAGTGCAGAACCCAAATCAATACAAGAAATTAGAAGTTATGGCCATAGAATATTTCCTGTTACAAAAGGTAGAGATTCTGTAATCTATGGTATAAACCTCATAAATCAGAATGAAGTGTATGTAACATCAAGATCGAAGAATCTAATTAGAGAACTACAAGGCTATGTATGGGATAAAGATAAAGAAGGAAACAATATACAGAAACCTACAGGCCTACATCCTGACTGCATTGATGCAGCTCGATATGCACTTATGATGCAATTAGAAAGGCCAAACAAAGGTAAATATGTTATAAGATAACAGAGGTAGATAAAATATTTATTAAAAAATGTTAATTATATTCAAAAAAGTATTATATTAGCTGTATAATTAAAAGCAAAACACTATGAGTAACTTAAAAGATAACACGAAAGATTGGGTTTGGTTAGACCCTGACGATTTTACATTTTATATAACAGATGGAGAAGAATACCCTTATATGGTAGTATGTAAGGAAACAGGATTCTGTGTTGAATGTGAAACTAAAGAACAAGCATTACGAGAAAAAAGAAATCCAGGTTTCGATTTTTACGATGAAAGATATCTTTTTGAAAACGGATTAATTTAAAAACAAAACAATGTCAGATATTAAATTTTTCATAAAAGCATTACTACTTTGGTTAGTATTTTATATAGGAGTATACATTCAGTTAATTAGTTAGTTGTTTAATTTAATTGCAACATATTTAGTTTAGTTTTTCATAATAACTGAATGATAGGAGGTCTCAAATTGGCCTCCTTTTTTTTTGTCAAAAATCCACTTTAGATTTCGATATATATATATGAGAGTTAAAATAACTGTACCAAATGATTTGTCAGAAATCAAATTATGGCAGTATCAGAAGTTTGTCAAGATACAAGAAGATAATACAGATGAGAACTTTCTAGCTTCTAAAATGATAGAAATATTTTGTGGTATAAGTCTCAAAGAGGCCTACACTTTAAAAGCAAAAGACGTTCATAGAATTACAGGAATACTTGCAGATATGTTTGAACAAAAGCCACATATCAAAACAAGGTTTGTACTCAATGGTATAGAGTATGGTTTTATACCAAACCTAGATGATATGACTTTGGGAGAATATGTTGATCTTGATACTTACTTAGGTAAATGGGAACAAGTAGAAAAAGCTATGGCAGTTCTTTATAGGCCAATCATAAACACTTATAAAAACAAATATACCATAGAGGAGTATAAAGCAGAAGGTCAAGATGTATATAAGGATATGCCAATGGATATTGTACTTGGTAGTATGCTTTTTTTTTATCGTTTAGGAATCGACTTGTCGAGGCTTATGACAGTTTATTTGGAACAGAACAAGGAGAAGCCCTTACCTCCGTCTCTCAATTTGGGCAGAAATGGGGATGGTATCAATCAATTTTTGCACTCTCTCAGGGGGATATTAGACGATTTGAGCATATCGTTGAACTAAATGTACACAAGTGTTTGACTATGTTAAGTTTTATGAAAGAGAAAAGTGAATTAGAATCAAAACAATTAAAAAATAGAACAAGATGAGTAATCAAGGTATAAGAGGGTTTTATCAACTTACAACAACTATAAAAGATAACTTGTTAAACGATAGCAATATCAATACAGTAACAACAGGAGATATAACAGATATTGATTTGAACAAACAAACAATATTTCCTCTTGCTCATATTATAGTAAATAACGTAACTACACAAGAACAAGTATTGTCTTTCAATATTACAATTATGGCTATGGATATGATAAATGAATACAAAGATGCAGAGACAGATATATTTGTGGGAAATGACAATGAACAAGATGTTTTGAATACACAGTTGGCCGTACTTAATAGAATTATAGTGTTACTTAGAAGAGGTAGTTTATATACAACCAAATACCAATTAGATGGAGACCCTTCTTGTGAACCTTTCTATGAAAGATTTGAAAACAAATTAGCAGGATGGGCAGCTACAATGAATATACTAATAGAGAATGATATAAGTAAATGCTGATGGAATTACAAGAGACACAAAAGATATTAAACAGTTTTGCTAAATATGTAATTCAACAATCAAGAAGCAATCTTACAAAAACAAATAAGAATGTTTCCAAGAAACTATATAACTCTCTTGACTATAAAATATTGTCAGATAGTTCAGGTTTCATCTTACAATTCTTGATGGAGGAATATGGTGCATATCAAGATCAAGGTGTTTCAGGTACAAAGAAGAAATATAAGACACCTTTCAAATATACAACTAAGAGACCACCTTCATCAGCTTTTGATAAATGGACAGTAAGAAAAGGTATTGCACCAAGAGAAGAAGGAGGTAGATTCACAAAAAGAAAAGGCCTAAATTTTATTATAGCCAAATCAATATTTGAACAAGGCATCAGGCCAAGTCTATTTTTTACAAAACCTTTTGAGAAACGATTTAAAACTTTACCCCCAGAATTAATAGCAGCATTTGTAAATGATGCAGAAAAAACAATAGAAGATGGCAATATATAAAGTAAACATAAATAGTCCTATATATATAAAAGTAGCAAATGATGGTGGAGGAACAGAATCCAATGCACTATCTAGTTGTACACTAACAATTTCAATATATTCAGGAACATACCAAACAAGTCCAAGTACAACTTATGCACTTAGAAAAAACGAGGTAGCAAACAATAACTTTGTAATATTTGAGATAGGAGAGTTGATAAAAGATTATATTACATATAGTTTCAATGGTACATTTGGAAACAACGGATTAAACCTTTGGGTAAAGACTGTAGCAACTCCATCAAATAGTGCTGGTGCTGCTCTCTCTGCGATAACAACTAATATGTTGGCCTTTGATGGTGTAGGTTATTTTGAAAATGGTTTTACAACAGAAACACAAACAAACAGTAACACAACTGTTTCTTTAAGTAGTTTTGTAGGTAGCACATCTGTATTGATGTCAAACAATAAAATATTTAGAGAGAGCCAAGAGATTCTTAAAATACCTGTATTAGCAAACCTTAGTGTAAATTCAGGTGCAGATACTTTAACAGGAGCAACAACAGTCAATTTTAAAAATGGATCAAGCACAGTTACAAGTGTTACTGTAGGTACAGGAATAGATACAACAAATACAGCAATAGAATATGCAACAAGTAACACGGCCACACTCACAAGCGTAGATATTGTGAAAGGAGGCAGTACAGAAACGATACTAATAGAAGAACAGCCTTGTAATAAATTTACAAATCTACCTGTAACATTTGTCAATAGATTCGGTGCTTTGCAAAGAGTAAACTTTTTTCTAAAATCTATAGAAAGTATTGATGTACAAAGAGAAGAATACAAAGCAAATACATTAACAACAGGTGCGAGTTATTCTATAAATAACCATCAATACAAAACAAGAAATGTAATGAGTAGAGAAAGCATAGTATTAAATACAGGCTATGTGAATGATAGTTACAACCAAGTAATAGAAGAGCTATTGATGTCTCCAAGATGTTGGATATTCAAAGATAGTCAGCAGCTACCTGTTGTACCACAAGATAAACAAGTAGTATTTAAAACAAGTCTTAATGATAGGTTAGCAAACTATACTATCAATTTTAAATTTGCATTTGATAAAATAAATACAATCAGATAATGAATCAAGTAGGCCTATCAATTCCAAGTATAATACTAGAAAGTCCTCAGCCAAATCCTGACTTATGGAATTTGACAGAAACTCTTTGGGAAAATACTTTTAGAAAATGGGATGAAATAAATCTTATTACTGATATAAACTTTCAGCATTTAGATTTGTTTGAAGATGAGCAGATCACACTTACACAAACTATACAAGATATTAGAGATATAGAAAAAGTATTTACAGATTTTAGTAGAACATTTAATCTTCCTGCGAGTAGTATAAACAATAGATTATTCAAACACTATTACAGAAGAGACATAGTAAGTGATGCTACGCCTGATGCTATATTTGATGCAAACTCAAAACTTGATGCAATACTTGAATTAAACTACAAACCATTTAGAGCTGGGTATATTGTAATGAATGGTGTAAAATTAAAAAACAATGTACCTGATAGTTATAACATTACATTCTACGGCCAAACTATAAGATTAAAAGATAGAGTAAAAGATAGAAAACTAAGTAGTTTAGACTTTAGTCAGTTTAATCACGATTATAATGCAACTACTGTAAAGCAAGGTGTTGAAACATTTGTAACTCAATTAAATGACCAAACAGTATCAGTACCACATATTATCTATCCTCTTATATCACATACACAGAGATTTATATTTGATAGTTTGAATCAAGGTGTTTTGACTTCACAAGATAGAAGTCAGCTTACAAGAAACTTGTATACTAACGAATGTGGTTCACAAAACACTACAGGTTCAGGTGCAACAGAAAGATTAAGTAGTACACAAGGCTTTCAATTTACAGACTTAAAACCAGCATTAAGAATAATAGATATTATAAAGGTTATAGAACAAGACCCTAATATAAATTTAAAATTTACAGATGATTTTTTTAAGGATACAGGGTTCTTTGCAGATTTATATATGTGGCTACACAGAAATAAAGGCGACATAGGAATCACACCTTCAAATAGTTCAGGTACAAACTTAATAGTGCTTGACAAGATTTCAAGTTTTACAGGAGATGTAATAGAGTTCTTTGATGGTACAGGTGGCCTTACGCCTCCACATAGTTTTACAGGTTTTTCCCCTGTTTTTGATGGAGGTATATTTAGATTTAAAACAGGTATATTAGGTTCTACTCAGTTTGATGAAATAGAGAGAATGAGAGTTACTTGGACAGTAACGCCTACTGTTAATACAAAAAGTTTTACAGTAAGATTAAGAAAGACAGGAACAAATGAAACTATTGTAGAACAAGAACACATTTCAGGTACAGCAGCAACTACAATAGACCATTTATTTGAAAGTGTTGATCCTCTTTCGATGGAAGATAATAATATAGAATTTGTTATTGAAACTACAGAGACAGCTCTTACTGTTAGTTATTTACTTACTTGTCAAAAAATACTTGAAGAGATAGCTACAGGTACAACAACCTATTCTGTACAACCACAAACAATAGGGCCTACAGGAGTTGTTGATACTATATATATCACAGAACAAATACCTGATATGAAAATACTTAATTTTCTTACGTCTTTATTTAAGACATTTAACTTGACAGCATTTGTAGATAATGATGTAAATAGTTCAACCTTTGACCAAGTAAAGGTACAAACACTTGACGATTTTTATGCAGGTGGTACAACAAGAGATATTACAGAGTTTGTAAAGATAGATGAGAGTGAAAGTAATTTTAGTGTACCTTTTAATGATATAGAATTTAAATTTAGTGAACCTAAAACATTTGCATCGTATTATTATGATAGATTAAATTCAAGAGAGTATGGTTCTGTAAAAGCAAGTAATGCTCCGAATAGTGGTAGAGACCCAAGATTAAATAGAGGTCAAGATTATAGAGTTGAGGTAGGATTTGAAAAAGTACTCTATGAAAGACTTACAGACCAGAACAATGATGCTAGTACAAATATAGGTTTCGGTTATTTTGTAGATGACAACCAAAATTCAGTAGTGGCAAATCCTTTGATGTTTGTAAGAAAAAACACAAGCAGTCCATCTCCACAAAAAATTATGATGCACTCAGGTATTGATGCAAGTACACCTGCTTATTTAGCAACATACAATAGGCCTTCAAATTTCAGACAAGGTACTTCTAATGTAACCTTAACAGTTGCTTCAGCAGAATCGAGTTCAATTACATTTAGTTACTTTGATAGTAACAATGCAACTCAAACAGCAACAGTTGCACCAAATAACAATACAACAATAAATAATGTAATTACAAATAGTGTAGTTATAACAAGTAATTTTGATAATATATCTAATATTACAATCGCATACACAGAGGTTACAGAAAATCAAACAATAAACTTTAGTACAGAAATTGATCCTTTCATCCCAACTATAGATACTGAGACATTATTTAAAACTTATTATAGAAATTATTTAAGCGACATATTTAGTTTCAACAGAAGATTAGTAAAAGTCAAAGCAATACTACCACAAAGTTTTCTTATAAATTATAAACTAAGTGATACAATAGTTATTGCAAATGAAGAATTTATCATAAACAAAATAACTACAAACTTACAAACAGGAGAGAGTAGTTTAGAATTATTAAATAAAATATAATATGTTACAAAGTATATTACAACTATTGGAATTTGCAAATGGAGAAACTGAGAATATCAGAATAGCACAAGGCAAGTATAATCTTCCAACTACGTTTACAGATACGTTTAAACAAATAAAAAATGAAATAAAATGGCAAAAGAAATAATAGTAGATTTTACAATTAAGTCTGGTACAGCAGTAAGAGAAGTAAAAAACTTAAAGAAGGAAATACAAAGCGTAAATAAAGAAGCTGTTAAGACCACAGATAAAACATCAAAAGGCCTTAAAGACGTAGAAAAATCTTCTGGCAAAGCTGCTGGTGGCATTACAAAAATAGGTACTGCACTAAAAGCTATTGGTATTGGTTTGGTAATTGCAGCTTTTGCAAAATTTACAGAAGTCTTAAATTCAAATCAAAGAGTTGCTGATTTTTTTGCTACTACTTTTGAAACTGTAAGAATAGTTTTCAATGATTTCATAAACTTAGTATTGGATAATGTTGGTGGTGTAGCAGATTCCTTTAAACAAATATTTTCTGTAGAAGGCCTTAAGAATTTTGGTAAATCACTTTTTGACAATGTGATAGAAAGATTTAGGTCAATGTTAGATGCTATAGGATTTGTAGGCACGGCCATAAAAAAAGTATTTGAAGGAGATTTTAAAGGAGCAGCAGAAAGTGCAAAAAATGCAGGTAAAGAATTATTTGATGTTATTACAGGTGTAGATGATAGTTTTGACAAAACAGTTGAAACAGTTACTAAAGTTGCAGAAGCAACAACTAAATATGCTACTGAAACAGTTAAGACAGCAAGTGCAAATGTTAAACTTGCAAATTCAGCACAGTTATTAAATGCAGAAAATCAAGGCCTCATAGAAAAGTATGATGTACAAGCAGAGCAACAAAGACAGTTAAGAGATGATACATCATTAAGTATAGAAGAAAGGATAGAAGCAAATAGAAGATTAGGAGAAATATTAGATGAACAAACAGAAATAATGCTTAAGAACTCTCAAGTAGCAGTAGATGCAGCAAGAGCAGCTCTAAAAGGTAATGAGGATAATATTGAGTTACAGACTGCTTTACAAGAAGCTCTTAATGAACAAGGAGCAATTCAAGCAAGAGTAACAGGTCAAAGAAGTGAACAACTTACAAATGAAAATGCTTTACTCGAAGAACAAAAGGAGTTAAATAAAGAACTTGCTTTAATCGGTAAAACAGAAAGAGAAATAGAACTTATAGAATTGCAACAAGCCTTAGATGAGAAAAAAGCATTAATAGAAAAAGAGGTTACTGATGAAGAGGAAAAGAATAGACTGTTATTAGCTGCTCAAGATGATTTCAATAAAAAGAAAGAAGAATTAGAAAAAGAAAGTGGAGAAGCAGAAGTAAAAATTACAGAACTTACACAAGAAGCTAAACTGTCAATAATATCAGGTGCTTTAGGTGGACTTGGTAAATTAGCAGGAGAAAATAGTAAGTTCGGAAAAGCCGTTGCAGTTGCTCAAGCTATAATTGATACATACGCAGGTGCAAATAAAGCTATTGCTCAAGGAGGTATTTTCGGTGCAGTTGCAGCCATTGGTATTATTGCAGGTGGTCTTGCAAACGTAAAAACAATATTAGCTACAAAAACCCCTGAACCACCAGCAGGTGCAACAGGAGGTGGTAGGTCTTATAGCACAGGAGGTGGAGCAGCTCCACAAGTACCTTCATTTAATATTGTTGGTAGCGATTCTCAAAATCAATTAGCACAAACTTTGGCAGAACAAACAAGTAAACCTGTAAAGGCATTTGTAGTTTCAGGAGACGTAACAACAGCACAAGGATTAGAAAGAAACATAATTCAAGAAAGTGCTTTAGGATAAACAAAATAGTTAATTATAAACGATATATTATTATGAAGATAGTTGAATTAATTTTAGATGATAACGAAGATTTAACTGGAATCGAAGCAATAAGTATAGTTGAAAACCCTGCAATAGAAGAAGATTTCATAGCACTCAATAATGAACAGGTAATTCAACTTGCACAAGTAGATAAAGAAAAAAAGATTCTTTTGGGAGCTTTACTAATTCCAAACAAACCTATTTATAGGAAAAGTGGAGAAGATGAATATTATATATACTTCTCACGAGATACAGTAAGAAAGGCCTCCCAAATTTATTTACAGAAAGGCAACCAAAACAATTCTACTTTAGAACACAAGCACACTTTAAAAGGCCTTTCATTAGTTGAGAGTTGGATAGTTGAAGATACCAAGAAAGACAAAACAGCTTTATATGGTCTTGAATATCCTGTTGGAACTTGGGTAGGTGCAGTAAAAGTAAACAATGACAAAGTATGGGAAGAGTTTGTAAAAACAGGAAAAGTAAAAGGTTTCTCTATTGAAGGTTATTTTGCTGATAAAGCAGAAAGACCAAAAGACCAGACAATAAGCGATCTTGCAAAAATAGAGGAAGAAGAAGCACAAGAACTTTTATCACAAGTAAAAGGTATAATTAGAAATGACAAAAGATATAAAGGTGGTAAAAGAATAATATTTGAAAGTTTCTCAGACTATCCTGATGCAGTAAAGAATAATGCAAAAAGAGGTATTGAGTTAAATAAAAAAGTAAATAACAGATGTGCTACTGATGTTGGTAAAATAAGGGCGCAACAACTTGCACAAGGTAGAGCAATATCAGAGCAAACTGTAACTCGTATGTATTCGTTTTTGTCAAGAGCAGAAGAGTATTATAAACCAGAAGATAAAGAAGCCTGTGGTACAATATCATATTTATTATGGGGTGGCCTTGCAGGTAAAAGGTATGCAGAGAGAAAATTAAAAGAACTTGGCAAATTAGAACTCTATAGTGAAAAAGTAAATGATGACTTTGCAATCATTATGGATAGGTTAGCTTATGCTTCGAAAGAGATGGCTGAAAAAATTGCAGAAGATATTGGATGTGAAGGAATACACGAACACGATTTTGAAGGTCAAACTTGGTATATGCCTTGTGAAAAACACGCACTTACAGAAGAAGAATTTAAAAAGTATAAATGTCCAAAGGGATATAAAAAAGATTATCAAAAACATAAATGCGTAAAGATGGCTGAGATAGGGCCAAGAGGAGGTATAAGAAAAAGTCCAAAAGCACCAAAGTCAGGTACACCAAATCCAAGTCCAAAAGGCAAGGGTACAGCAAAGGGAGATGCTTCTACAAGTAGAGGTGCAAAAGTAAGTAAGAAAGATGAAGCAACTTTGCAAAAAAAGTCTGACGATTTTAATAAAAGATATAAAGAAAAATTAGGTTATGGTGTTACAATCGGACAGTTAAAAGCAGTATTTCAAAGAGGACTAGGTGCTTTCAATGTATCACATAGTCCAAGAATACAATCCCCTACAGCTTGGGCTCAAGCGAGGGTAAATGCGTATCTCTATTTAGTTAGAAATGGTAGGCCACAGAATCCTAAATACACAGGAGACTTTGACTTACTACCAAAAGGACATCCTAAAAGTAATAAGTAATGAAAGATTATATACCAAGTTATACAAGTCCTATTGATGGCAGAAGAGCTTGTTTATGTAAAGATAAATTAACATACAAGATAGAATGTTGTACAGGAGAATTACACGCACAAGGTATAGGTGCTTTGAAAGGTGGCAGTAATGCGACTATAAATGGAGTATCTAGAACAGGGTAAAAATGCAAAATAAATTTTAAAAATCGATATATAATTATGAAAGCAACAGAAATTTTAAATCAAGTTAAAAATCTATTGGGAGTTGAGCTATCTGAATCTGATATTCAATTAGCTGAATTAAAATTAGAGAATGGAACTGTTTTGGAAGCAGACGCTTTTGAATCAGGTAAAGAAGTTTTTATTCGTACTGAGGATGAGAAAGTTGCTCTTCCTGTTGGAGAATATGAACTTGAAGATAATAGACTTCTTGTAGTTGAAGAAGAAGGTATCATCAAAGAAATCAAAGCAGAAGAACACGAAGAAGATGAGGACAAGGAAGAAATGAAATATGTTACAAGAGAAGAGTTCAGAAAAGAAATGGATGAATTGAAAGAGCATATTGATAAAATGATGGATCATAAGGACAAAGAAAAAGAAAAAATGTCCTCTCAAGTTGCAGAAGAGGTTTCTCTTGCAGTAACAGAAGTCTTGAATAGTGAAGCAGAAGAAAAAGAATCTCTTAAAGAAGAGTTATCTAAACCTGCTGCTGAACCTATGAAACACAGTCCAGAAGAATCTAAAACAGAGATGAAATTTAAATTCGCTGGAAACAGAAGAAAATCTACTCTTGATAGAGTGATGGAAACTATAATAAATAAATAAATAAAATAAATAATTATGGCAGTTTTAACACACGTTAATAATGATGTTGTAAGAATTAAAAATGATGTTGATGCAGTATCAGCAGCAGTTACTCTTACATCAGCAGATAGTGGTAAATGGTACGAACTTGCAGCAAGTGCAGGTGTAACAGTAACATTACCAGCAGTAGAATCTGGACTAAACTTTAGATTTGTTGTAGCAAACGCATTTGATACTTCAAATTACATAATTGATAGTGCAGAAGGAGATAATATAGATGGAATTTTAGTAGTAAATGGTGCATCTGTAGCAGCTTCTGGAGAAGATCAAATTAACTTTGTTGCATCAGCAGAATCAGTTGGAGACTTTATCGACATCTGGTCTGATGGTAGCAAATGGTATGTTTGGGGAATCGGAAACTCAGCAGGTTCAATTACAGCTACTGACCCAAGTTAATAATTAATTAAATAAATAAAAGAGATATGGCTACTACAACAAGTATAACAACTTCATACGCAGGCGAGTTTGCTGGGGAATATATCGCAGCAGCTCTATTAAGTGGAGTTACATTATCACAAGGAGGGGTTTCAATAAAACCCAACATAAAATTTAAAGAAGTTATCAAAAAACTTGCATTAGATAGCATTTTAAAAGATGCGTCTTGCGACTTTGACCCAACTTCAAACGTAACATTAACAGAAAGAATCTTACAACCAGAGGAGTTTCAAGTAAACTTACAACTATGTAAAAAAGATTTCAGACAAGATTGGGAATCAGCGAGTATGGGTTTCAGTCAATATGACAATCTTCCTAGAAGATTTTCTGATTTCTTAATTGCACAAGTTGCAGCAAAAGTTGCTGAGAAAGTAGAGCAAAACATTTGGCAAGGTGCTACTGCAAACAATGGAGAGTTTGACGGCTTTCAAGCATTATTAGCAGCAGACAGCGACGTTGTTGATGTATCAGGTACTACACTATCAGCTTCAAACATTATTGCTGAATTAGGAAAAGTAGTTGATGCTATTCCAAGTGGAGTTTACAATAAAGAAGATTTAAAAATCTATATTCCTACAAGTGCAGCTAAGTTTTACATTCAAGCACAAGCAGCATTAGGTTATAGAGAATTATATCACGTTGGAAAAACAGAAATGAACTTTCAAGGTATTCCACTATTTACTGCTCCAGGTTTAGGTGCAGATAAAATGGTGGCTGCTGAATCTTCAAACTTATTCTTCGGAACAGGTCTATTAAATGATTGGCAAGAAGTTAAGTTAATTGATATGGCAGATATTGATGGAAGTCAAAATGTAAGAGTGGTATTAAGAGGAAGTGCAGGAGTACAGCACGGGATCGGTTCAGATATCGTATTATACTCTTAATAATTTGTATAACATAAAGAAAGGTAGGTGGGTATAGGCCTACTTACCTTTTTTTTTAAAAAATAATAATATGGCTTGTACACTAACAAAAGGAAGAGAACTACCTTGTAAATCAGGGGTAGGAGGTATTAAATCAATTACATTTGCAGATTATGGTACTTTAGGTGCTTTAACTATTGCAAATGAAATGATAACAGATTTTGGAGGAAGTCCAACTTTTATGAAGTTTGATGTCAAAGGTAATTCAACTATGGACACAGTTGTAACTTCATCAAGAGAAAATGGAACTACTTTCTATGAAACTACTGTTGTAATGAATCTAATCTTCCAAGAAGAAAAAACTCAAGCTGAAATTAAATTACTCGCAGTTTCGAGACCACACATCATAGTAGAAGATTATAATGGTAACTTTAGATTAGTTGGAAAAGATCACGGAGCAGAATTGACAACAGGAAATTTCTCAAATGGAGCAGCTATGGGAGACCTTTACGGCTACTCTCTAACGTTTGTTTCACAAGAAACAGAAGCACCTGATTTTGTAACAACAGCAGCTTATAATGCAGAATCACAAGGTACTCAAATTGACGTAAATTAATATTAGTTTGTTTGATTTAAGAGGGGGTTTTTACCCCCTTTTTTTATACATCTATACAAAATAGCACTTTAATTTCGATATATAAATATGAAGATTATGACAACAAGTGCTTCTTCGCAAACAATGGATGTAATTCCAAGAAGTTTTGTATCTTCTTATACATTAAAATTAAGAGACACAAGTAAAAACAAACAAGTGTTTTCAAGCTCTGTTAGTGCATCTTCTTTAGCAAATGGACAAAGAATTACAGTTACTTTCAGTCCTGTATTGAAAGAAGGTAGAACTTATGATATGGAATTATTATCTGGATCGGCAATAGTTTATAAAGACAAAATCTTTTGTACAGACCAAACTATTAATCAAGCAAATAATAATTACTATGACATTAATAGTGGAGAATATACGTTTGATGAAACAGCAGGGTCTCACGATAACGATTATATAATAGTATGAGTGATTTAAGAGTAATTAATTTAAGTAGCTATGCTACACCAAAAATTATTGAGTATAGAAATAAAGAGTGGATAGCTTATGGCGAGGACAATAATTATTTCAAATACTTAATAGATAGATACAATGGTAGTCCTACAAACAATGCAGTTATAAATGCAATATCAGCTATGATATTTGGTAAAGGTTTAGATGCAACAGATAGTAGTTCAAAACCTGATGAGTATGCACAAATGGTATCACTATTTAATAACGACTGCGTAAGAAAACTTTGTTATGATTTAAAACTTATGGGTCAATGTGCAATACAAGTAATATACTCAAAAGACAGAAACAGAATAGCACAAGTAGAACATTTCCCTGTAGAAACTTTAAGAGCTGAAAAAGCAAGTAAAGATGGAGATATAGAAGCATACTATTATTTTTCTGATTGGTCAGAATACAAACCAACAAGCAAATTAAAAAGAATACCTGCTTTTGGAAAAAGTAGAGAGGCCATAGAAATTTTATATGTAAAACCTTATAGAGCAGGTTTTTATTATTATAGTCCTACAGATTATACAGGGGGTACACAATATTGCGAACTCGAAGAAGAAGTATCTAATTATCATTTGAATAATATAAAGAATGGTCTTGCACCTAGTATGTTAATTAACTTTAACAATGGTGTGCCAAATGAAGAAGAGAGAGAGATGATAGAGCAAAGAATATACCAAAAATTTAGTGGTACTTCTAATGCAGGTAAATTTATTCTTGCTTTCAATGACAATGTAGAATCGTCAGCAAGTATAGAACCTGTACAATTATCAGATGCACACCAACAATATCAGTTTTTAAGTGAGGAGAGTACCAAAAAGATATTAGTATCTCATAGAGTTGTATCTCCTATGCTAATCGGTATCAAAGATCAAACAGGTTTAGGAAACAACGCAGATGAATTAAAAACTGCATCAATACTTTTAGACAATACAGTTATTAGACCTTTCCAACATTTACTTATAGATGCTTTTGACAAGATACTAGCATATAACAAAATTGCACTTAAATTATACTTTAAAACTTTACAGCCTTTAGAATTTACAGACTTAGAGAATGTAGAAGATGAAGAAACAAAAGAAGAAGAAACAGGTGTAAAATTAAAGCAAGAAGATTTATCGGATGAAGAGTTTGATATAATATTAGATGAGCTTAGAGGAGAGGTAATTTCAAATAGATGGGAAGAGGTAGATGCAAGAGAGTACAGCGAGGAGAATGAAAATATAGAAGAATGGGCTAGTAGAAATATAGAGAGTAAAGAACAACAATTAGAAAAAAAGAGTATCGATAGTAAAAAAAGTGGTTTTAGTTATTTAGACAAATCACTATATAAAGTAAGATATAAATATTCACAAAAATACTCAAGTGGTAAATCACGACAATTTTGTAGAATAATGATGGCAAGAAGTGGTAGAGGAGTTGTTTACAGACTAGAAGATATAGACAAAGCAAGTAGAGCTGGTGTAAATAAATCTTTTGGCCATAAAGGTAAAGCATACGATTTATTCAAATACAAAGGTGGTGTAAACTGTGGACACTTTTTTAGTGAAGTCTTATATAGGCTAAAATCTAAAACAATGAAAAAGAAAATACAAAACTATGATGAAGTGAAAAGCATACCAAAGAGTTACAGGCCAAGACCAGCAGGACATAAAAAGGCAAAGGTAGCTCCAAAAGATATGCCAAATAACGGACATCATCCAAATTATAATAAATAGAAATGGCAACAGCATTATTCATAAAACCAATAGATTTAAAGAGGAACTCAATTATTGACGGATCGGTGGATGTGGACAAGTTTATCGGTTTTGTGAAAATAGCGCAACAGATACACATTAGAAATTATTTAGGTACAGATTTATATAATAAAATATCAAATGATATATTAGGTACAGGAGGTGCATCACTTACAGGTAACTATCTAAATTTAGTAAATGATTACATACAACCTATGTTAATACACTTTGCTATGGTAGATTATTTACCTTTTGCAGCTTATACTTTAAAAAATGGTGGCCTATTTAAACACACAAGCG